TTCTCTGTGATGACGCCAGCACCATCAGCGTATGGGTTTGTGGCCGCATCGATGATGTTTGGAATCATGGAGAAAAGACCGCCCGTTGTACGGGTAGGCTGGGCTGTCGAGCCGTTTGTTTCGGACTTGTTGCCGAAGAAGAACGCACGCTCGATGTCACCCATGTGAAGCTTCAGAGACTTCATCAGAGCCTCTTGCTCTTTGGAACCCGTACGCAAGTAGGTGTTCTGCAAAGTGCCAGAGATTTGGATGGCTGTCTTGAAGATTTGGGTGTAGTTGGACTGAACCGTCGCGTCGAAGCTGACAGGAGCAGGGGACGTACCACCTTCTTTGTCGGCAAAGCCAGCGATTGTCAGGACTGTGTCATCAGCAATCGCAGCGATGGACGAACCTACGCCACGCGTTGCTGTGATGCCGGTCGTTCCGTTGAAGGCGGTAACCAGCATTGTCTCACCGGTTGCGGGGTTGTACAAGACAGCACCGGGTACGATGAGGGGGTTGTTGTCGGTGTTTGCATCGATGGTGATGGACGTGTCGCCGGATGTACCGCCAACAGCGCCGTTCACTTGAACGATACGGCTTGGGAGTTCGTCGCGGAAGTGCTTGAACTCTGGGTCATTTGTGGACTCCGAGGCTGCCATGGAAAGCAGGGCTTGAAGAGGGGCTGTTCCGTTTGGTTCCAACAGAGTGAAAACTTCACGGTAGTTTTTGGGACGGAAGTCGACTGTGAACTCGCCAGTCCCACGAAGACCTTGGATAGCAGGCATGCTATGTTCCTTTCAGGTACGATGGGTTGATAGGAACCATTTTGCCGGGGTTGGCAAATTGGTTGATTTGGGCGAGCCATTGGACTTTGCGGATAAACACGCGAGGGTCTTAGTGGCGTCAGGTGACAGAGTGGATGAGGCCGTAGCGTCGACTGTCAGAAGTAGGATGACAAAAAGGCTGGAACTTGTCCAGCCTTTTTTAAGTTGGTTGCCAAGTCGGTTATTCCATGAACTTCTTTTTCATGATGGTGCTGGTCATGGAGTCAATCATTTCTTGGTCAGGGTTGGTCTGCTGCTGTGGAGAGGCGGCAGGTGTACTCGATGAGGATGGGCTGAGGTTTCCGGTGAAGGCTTGGCGGCGTTGTGCCATTTGGCGGAAACGCTCAAGGTCGGGGGCTTGTTGGTTGTTCTTGAAGTCAGAAGCCAGTGTGTGTGCCAGATTGTAGTCCATGAGTTCCCACACGTCGTAGCCGCGACCTTGGACAAACGCCATGAAGTCTTGCTCTGCCTCGTCTGGAAACTGGAACTCGTTCTGGATGCGAGAGAGGTTGTTGACAATTTGTTGTTGTGCGTTTTTGGCGCTGGTCTCTTTTGCTTCGGTCAGCTTGCCTTCTGCTGTCGAGGCAATTTGAGCGCCGGACTTGGAGAGGTTTTGGACCATTTCGGTTAGGGCTTGGATTTGTTGCTCAAGAGCGCCGGTTTTTGCGACGGCTTCTTTATACATAGGGGGGAGCGTTACGGCGTTTTGTTGCTCCCACTGAGCTAGGGCCGTTTCAACGTCGGTGATTGGTTCTGGTTTGTTGACGTTGATGTCTTGGCGGCCGGGTTGTTGTTGGCCCGGCTTGGCTTGGGAGTTGGCGTTCATGGTGGGGTTGGAGGCAAAGGCGGCAAGGGCCGTCTCCAGCATTTGCGCCATCTGGTCATCATTCAGTTCGAGACCTTCGGCTGCCGCTTGTTGGCGGAGTTGGTTGAGGAATGTGACGGACTTTGAGATGGGTGCGACTTCCGTCTGGTGTTTGTAGTTGAGGTCGGCGTAGCGAGAGGCGATGCCGCGCAACTGGTCTGGGGTGTAGACCTTGCCATTGCCAGCTTCAAAGAATTCGAAAGGGTCGGCTTTTGACTTGGCACCTTCTGTCTTGGGGGCGACGTTGGAGGAAGCGGCTTCCTGTGGGGTTGGGGCGTCAGCTTTGGCTGCCGGTTGTTGGGGTGTTTGCTGTGGGGGTTGTTGTTGAAGGTTGTCAACACCGAGTTGTTGGTTGACCACTGCATTGATGAGGTCGGCATCTTCTTGGTTCGTATCCATTTCTTTTTCCTTTCGTCAGCCGTAGCGGACAGTTTGTGACCAGCCGTAGCGGGTCGGGTTATGGTGTGCCACTCTGGAGAGGGGCGGTCGTAGACTGAGTGGATGCGCTTGATAAAGCAAGGCTGTTTTGAATGACAGCGATTATTTTATCTGGTAGCTCACACACTCGGTAAGTTCCTTCGATGATGCCACGATTGTAGTGAAGGACTTCGGGCACAATTGAAGCTTTTGGTTCAGCCATCTTGCGGAAGAATTCCTCGCGCTCAAAGGCCATGATTTGTTTCATGATTTCCCAGCCATCTGATTTCTGGACTTCCTCTACTTTTTTGAGGACATGGGCAAGTTCAGATGGTGAGAGTTTGGATAAATTCATTGTGAGTTCATGATATAGGAAACCAAAAGGATTGCAATGGATGAAAATACAAAAAGTCCTTGTTGGAAACCATTGAGGTATTCTGCAAAGAGAGTTGGGGAGTTGAAAAAGGTGTGACTGATTTGATAGGCGACGCCCTTGCCTATGCCGGAAAGGAATAATAGAGCGGCAATAAGGGGTTGTTCAAGGACGAGGGCGGTCATGGAAAGTGGGAGAGAGACCATGAGGCCGGTCAAGCACATGCCAAAGAAACAGCGGAGCTTAAGCTTTTGGAGGCCATAGGTTTTTATGGCGCTTTGGGAGATGGGGTGGTGATGGGAAACCCGGGGGTCTTTGCCAAAGAAGAGGGAGACGAGTGGGTCAATGAACTCTGTGTTTTCTTTGGGGATTGTTTTGCCCTCGACGTCGGGGAAGTATTGGCCGTGGCCGGTGGCGCGTCCGGCGTAGGAGAAGAGGGCGGGAAGGAGCGCAATCGGGTGGAGGAGAAAGCCGAGAAGGAGGAATGGAGAGATGCAGAGGAGACGCTCAACGACTTCTGGTGTTTTGGGTTCTCCTCCGCCATCCATGCGGGAGAAGAAGGCAAGGGCTGCTGAAGAAAACAGAACAAAGGCCGTAAGGATTATGGCAATGGTCATGTTACTTGCCCAAAGATGAAATCATGTTGGCGATGTTATTTTGCATCGTGTCGATGCGCTGCGTGATTGACGATTGCATGTTGTTAAACTTCAGGTCTATTTGGGACATGAAGGCTGCAATGTCTTGCTTGGGCGCGTAGGTTTGAGCCACATCAGCCTTGAACTTTAGGGCTTCTTCTTTCATGGTGGAAATCTCCTTTTTAATTTCCTTGTTCTCTTTCATAATCCAGCCGCAAAACGGGATGATTATAAAAAGAACAACGGTTTTTGCAATATCCCAGAGAAGTGTGTGCTCCATATTCTTGTGGTCCTCGTTTCTTATTGTGGTCTTATTTTATGCGCCGAACTTTGAATTTTGTTAGGGATGTGTCCGTAAGACGTGACGCACCGGTTGATTGTAAAACTGCTGCTTGAAAATAGTCGCCGGGTGCACAAGGGACGTGGTCTGTTAAACTTAGGTAACAAGGGCCAGCGTTTACGTTCACGCTCAGAACGCTATAGCTTGCCCCGTTTTTGTAAATGTACACATCGTGTCTACCATTTCCAGTTGAGGCAAAGCCAACATTGACAACAATCTCTACGCGACCTGTGAAGTTGACTGTTATTCTTGAGCTGTTTGATAGGGGGTTGTGCCAGTTGTCATCATCGTACTCATCGGTGCCGTCAAAGAGAATTATCTCAAGGCCGTTGTTGGGAACGGTGGTTGTTGTCGTTTGCGTGCAAGAGCAGCCGTAGTAGAGGGGACCGATGGAGGCAGCAGTGGCGATTTTGTCTACCGTCAGGGCAATGAGGTCTGCCGTTGTGGCGAAGACGGAGGAGGCCATCTTGGCGTAGGTGATGATGCTGTTTGCGATTTTGGCTGTTGTTGAGACAGCGCCGTCTGCGATGGTGGCGTTGTATGCTTGCCATGTGATGGCAGTGGTTCCCATGGTGCCGCCGTTGTTGGAGGTGCACAGGTAGTCGATGTCCGCGTTTCCGGCGGAGCCTTCCATGACGGTGACGACGGCAGCCACAATTTCGGACCATGTGTCGCTGTCTGTTTGGCGGGTGAGAATCCAAGGGGTTCCGCCAGAGCCAACTTGGGTGACGACGTATAGGCCGTTGTGTTGGGCGGATGCTTGGTTCTTAACAAGGAGTCCTTCGCCAACGAGAAGTGTGACAGTGTCTTGGGCGGGTAGTGCGCCATTGGCTGTGGCTGTCAGAGTAGCGCCGACGCCAGAGGAGCCGTTGGCGTAGGTGCAAGACGGGAGGGCTGCGGTCGTTGCGGCACGAACCGGGGCTTTGCGTTTCATGCCGGCTGCTGCCGCAATGGCGGCGTTGGCTTGTGTGGTGGCGATACCTGCTTGGGTCGTGGCAATACCAGCTTGCGTGGTGGCTGTGGCCGCTTGGGTGGTGGCTGTGGCCGCTTGGGTGGTTGCGGTGGTGGCTGCTGTCTGGGCTTGCGTCTTTGCAAGTTCGGCTGCGTCAAGGATTTGGTCGAAGACAGCTTGGGAGATGTCAGCCCAGTTGGCTTCGGGGTCAACGTAAGAGCCGGAGCGGTATTGAAGGGTGTAGTTTCCACCGCCAGCGTCTTTGATACGGAACTCAAAGAGGTCTGTTTTGATGTAACCGTCTACGTCAAAGATTTGGTCGAGAAGGGAGCCGATGGTTTGGCTGGGGCGTTCGGCCGACTCGATGTAGTCGTCAAGCGTGTGCTCCCCCGTTTTGGAGGAGTTGAAACGAATTTGTTCTGCCCGTGGTTTTGTCTCGGTCATTGGATGTTCAACTCCTTCATGAGGGAAACAATCTTGGCTCGGGTTAGGGAGTACTTGGCGTCGTCACGGAACTTGGACTCGTACGAGTTGACGCGTGCTTCAAGGGCTTTGACTTGGTCAATAAGGGCGCGGTTGTTTGCGTTGAGGGCCATAGACTCTTGGATTAGGGGGGTTACAAGTTGGCTGACAGCAGAGAGGACGTAGTTCTGGATGTAACTGCGTTGGTCAGGTGTTAAAGACGAGGCAAAGGCATCGTAGCTTGGGATTGCATTCGGGTTCATCTCTGCCTCATTGGAACGACGTTTCCTGACTGGACTTCTTTCATGAGTTGGTCTTGTGGCATGACGGAAGCGCCACGCATCTTTTCCATGATAGCAAGTTGTTGAGATGGGCGCAGCCCTTGTTGCGCTTCCTCTTGAGAGATTTTGAATTGGTCGATATCGGAGACGCCCATAGAACGGATAGCTTCTTCCACGATACGGCCGGTGTTGTATTCCATTTGGAGGCCAGCGCCATTGATGACTTCGAGCATGGTCATCCATGTTTCGGCGTTTCGTGTTGGTTCGACGGGCAGTGTACCATCGACTACGAGGTATTCTATGTCGCCCTGCATGTCTCCGATGTTGAAGTCGATGTAGCCATCTTTGACCATGGGGGCGAGGAGACCGGGGACTTGGTTCTCTGGTGCGCGGATAGAGCCTTCGAAGGAGACAGCGTCCTGAAGGTTTTGAATCATCATGTGGACAATGGGACGGACGGTTGTTGCGGACGCGATGCGGGAGAGGACGCCAAGGCGTTGAGAGCCAAGTTGGGTAAGGCGTTGGATTTCGGTGGCGGAGCGGATGCCGTCCGCTGTGGGCATGCCTTGTTGTGCGTCAGAGGCTGCGGAGACGCGTTGCTTGAGGTCGCCAACGGCGGAGATGTCAGCCCAGTGGGATTGGGTGATGTCGGGAATGTTGGCGATGAAGAGGCCGTCGCCGGGTTTGACTCCGGGGAGGGTGCGGACAATGTTCCACGGGTTGCGGTCGATGAGGTCTGCAATGTTGATTTGGGTCGGGTCCGCGAAGATGAGGTTTTGGAGGGCCAGTTGGACGTTGTCAATGCGGGAGCGCAGCATCCATGTCGAGATGTCGTGCATCGGGAGCAAGAGGTCGTAAAGGGATTGAGAGTAGGTCTTGTGTGCGTCGTGGTACATGCCGCCGATGACGGTCGGGAACTGTTGGCCGTACGGGTTGAGCTGGCAGCGGATGACGACTTTTTCGTCAAGGACGGTCATAACCATCCAGATTTGGTCGAGCGTTGGGACGCCAATCTCGTAGCCGTTTAGGCGTACCCATGTTTCGTCGACGATGCGTGCACGCTGGAGGGAAAAGTGCGTGCCGCGTGAAACGGAGTCGGTGTGCGATGGGTCAAGCGGGTCTATGTTGTGGCCGCGACCCTCGTCTTTGTAGAAAGAGTTGTGCGCGTCCCAACCAGACCCTTGGCCTGAGCCAGAAGTCATGGATTGGCGAAGGGCGGGATACTTCGCCATCTTGGGGTACTGGCCGGAGGCCAAGAGAGCGGAAGTGGAGCAGTAGTCCACGAAGGAGATGAAGGACATACGCTCCCAGTCTCCCCACTGAATGCGGGGGTCTGGGAATGCACGGCGCGGGTCAAAGTTTGTGATGATGTTGGTGTTGCGTTTGGCGTCCCATGTTATTTTGGTGGGAGCGAAGCCGTAACGGATGGAGTCGAGAAACATCTGTGCCATCTTGGCTTCGCCGCCGGTACGGCGCATGTGCTGATGGAGGAGGCGTTCAAGGATGGCTGAGGGGGTGCGGGATTTGCGGTTAAGTCCTTCAAGTTGGAACATGGGATTGCGGCCGGCAAGGGCTGCCATCATGTAGGTCAGGACAGTGTCGGCGATGGCGCGTGTGTCAGCCATGACGGCTTTCTCGCGGAACTTGGTAGCATTGGCAGGGACGTACACATCGTGGGCACGGTCGGCTTCCAGCCAGTGGTCGTAGCGGCGAGAGATTTTATCGTACGACATCTTCTGTATGTTGCGTACATAGTCGACGAGACGCATCTCTTGTTCGTCCGTGAGGTCATCGGAGATGTCTTCCCAGTCCATGAGTTTGTTCATGTGGGATGAGAGGTCGACAATCACACCGCTGTGGGGTGATTGTGTGTTTGTGGAGGTGCTCTTTTTGTAATCTTGCATCTTGCCATTATGATAGAGGAGGTTGTGTGGATTTGTCGTCCCTCATTTTGTGGGGATTAGAGTTCGCCAAGGGGTTTAAAGTTCAGCCAGTTGGATTGGTTGGGGGAGGCTGAGCGTATGTCTGTGTCAGGCGAGATGTTGGATTGGGGGTAGGGGGAGAGAGAGGGGTTTGAGAACATTGAGTTGATAGAGGGGAGGGCCGAAGGCAAAGAGGAATTGAGGGAGTTGGAGAGATTGGGGAGCGAGCCGAAGGAGGTTTCGGAGGAAAGGCCAATGCGGTTGAGTGTGTCGAGGCCCATGACCAGCGCGTCGACTTGGTCGTCGTGCTTGGAAGCCGGGAAGGATTGGAGTTCGTCGAGGAATTCATCGAGCCATGGGGCTTCGTCGGGCATAAAGACGCGGCCGCCTTCGATGAGTGTTAGGACGGAGTTGGCACGGGCGATTTTGTCGGATGCGTCGCGGTGTCCGGAGAATTTGTAGGGGATGACGGAAAGGCCGGGTTCTCGGCGAAGCTCTTGGATAATGGATTGGCCGGAAGCTTTGTCTTCGATGTATATGCCGCGAAGCCCTTTGCCACGCCATTTGGCATTTTCGACAATGAACTTTCGTTTCAAGGATGGGAAGTCAAGACGCTGGCGCTGTATGTCGAGGATGTAGATGTCGCCAGTGGGGGTGAGACCAAGGGCCATGATGACGGAGGGGTCGTTCTGGGTTTTTGTTTTGAAGGCAGTGTCGGCCGCAAGGATGAGGGTGTGGAAGCGTTGCGGCATTTCCGAACGGGGGACGAAGTTGAACCATTGGGTCTTGATGAGGTTACCGCCTTGGATGTAAGGCGATTGCTGGTAGAGGGCGGCGAAGCCGCGAGGGTCTCGCCTGCGAAGTTTGTCGAGGGTGGAGATGGGGAAGCGGTCAGGCCAGAGGGCTTCCTCTTTTTCGACAAGGACGGTTTCTTCTGTTTGGCCGTCGGAGGAGAGCTTTTTGGTGGGGATAGAGGTTGTGCGGATGGCCGGGAAGTCGATGTGGTGCCAGTCGCCATCGCTCCAGTCGGAGGAGGCTTGGATACGGCCAGCAAGGTCGTCGGGGTGCCAGCGGGTTTGGATAAGGATTTCGATGGGGAGTGTGCCATCAAGTTCGGGTTCTTTACGGTTGACGAGTGAGTCGGTGTAGAACTGCCATATTTTATTTCGGATGGCAGGGGACTCGGCGTCTGGACGGGATTTGATGGGGTCGTCGACGAGGAGGAGGTTGGCGGGGCGACCGGTGGTACCGCCGCCAACGCCGCAGGCGAAGTACCGACCATCGTCGGTGGTTCGCCAATCGTCGATGGCGGTAGAGGTGGGGGAGAGTTCGAAAGAGGGGAAGGCTTGTGCGACGATGGCTTCAAGGGTTAGGTCGCGGACTTGGCGGCCGAAGTTGGCGGCAAGGTCAGCGCCGTAGGAGACAGAAAGGATTTTGCGAGAGGCTTGGCGCAGCATGTAATAGGCCGGGAAGGCAACGGTCGTGATTGTGGATTTGCCGTGGCGGGGGGGCATGGTCACAAGGAGGTTGCGCTTTCCGAGTGTGCCGTTCTCAAGGGCGTCAAGAGTGTCGATGAGTTCATAGTGGAAAGGGGCGAAAGTAAACTTTGGGAAGATGGCGTGGCAGAAGCCACGGAAACTGAGCGGGGCTTCTTTAATGCGGATAAGGCGCTGCGCGGCAGCGACCAGCTCACTTTGTGTCTGGGATGTCGGAGGAGAGGAGGAGTGGGTCATTGAGGAGGGTTCCTACTTTTGCTTCAATGGGGATGTGCTTGTCATCCGTTGGGATGTTTTCAATGGCCGACATCTTTCCGACCTCTGTGGCGACAAGGATTTTTAGTTCGTCGATAGACATCTCGTCGATGGATTTGCGGTGGTTGTGTTCGTTGTAGGATTGAGAGAGGTCAGGCATAACCTTGCCAAGGAGGGAGAGGTAGAGCTTGACTTGTTGGGGGTTCCACATGCGGCTGCCTTCAAGGACTTCGCGGACACGGGGGATGTTTTGCTTAACAATATTGAAGACGCCACGACGGAGAAGCTCGATTTGCTCTGGTGGGATTTGTTGTATGGCTGAGACGCCAGCAATTCCGCCAGTCTTTGTTCTCTTTTTGTTTTTGGCCATCACGTTTCTTTCGCAGTTATCATACAGGTAGCATGTCATAATATCATGATGGAAGTAAAGGGGTGGTGTGATGTTGTTATGTCATGCGTTGTGTGGATAAGTATCAATTGTGATTTGATATCATGTACTTAATAGTTAATGACGGTTTTCAAAAATTGGTGCGAAAATTATTGCACTTGGGGAGTGGCAATCGGCCAAGTCGGCGGCGGAAGGGGGTGTGCCCCCGGGGGTGCGCCTGCGTGTTGCATGGAATTTTTGACCCCTACCCCCCTATTTTCCTGCCTATGTGATCGTGACTGGGAAAC